CGTTACCGAATACGTCATGCCGCTATGGTCGAATTTCATCACCCCCGACTCGACGCGACCAAGGCACATCAGATCATCCAAAAACTGCGGGAAAACTCCGGCTGGGTGATATGCGGGCTGGCTATACTGGGAAAACGTGGCGTCCGACATCACCTCGAACTTGAACGGGCAGCCGAGCAGTGAATTGCCGTATTCAGCGAGCTGGAAATCCTCGATGACCGCGTAAGCGATTCCGCGCCATGCCGAGACATTGCCAGCACCAAGCGTCATCTGCATCCGGTCATTCGGCATCTGGGTGTCATCGCCGTTGTAGATCGTGATGCCGGAGATTGCGGCGCTGGATGCAATCAGGCCAGTAGCCGACGAGTCTCCGGCATCATAGATCAGCTTCGATCCTGCCCAGATTCGGCGCACGCCTGCAATCGGGCCTTGGCACAAGACGATTGCGAGTGTGGCAGAGTATGAGTAAGTGGTGGTTTTTCCCCCGCCACCGCCGCCCTTTCCGCCTGACTTGGTTGTGGATTTGGTTTCCCGAAGCTGGTTGTTTTCGATCCAGACAACCGTACCGTAAACCGCGCATGTGCCATAAAGGCGCGGAATCGTCGACCCGTAAGATGCGGTCTGCACGCCCAAATCTGACAGGCGCGGGCCGACAATGTTTGGTCCTTTTGGCGGATCAACCGCCGCCCCAACAGCGCCACCAACAGCAGAGCCAAGCGCTACGTAGCTTGTTCCTCCGGTGTAAAAACCGATGACCGCACCAACAATTGTTCCGACCCACTGGCCGACTGACTTAGCCATGCGTCACCCCGACGAAGCGATAAATTGACACAACCCGCGCCGCCCATTTTGGCGTGTAGTCGTGTTCACAGACGGTTGCCGCGACCGCGTAAGCGTGTATCAGGGTGCGCCCGGTGAAGATTGCCAGATGCTGCGGCCCGATCGAAAAGCGCATCAGCAGGATGTCCCCTGGGAGCATGTCGAAAACGCGCTCAAGCCCCGGCTGCTCGTCAAGCGCTGCCTCGAGCATCCCGCCGAACGGCTCGCGCGGATAGCCTTCGTGGTCGATGGTGTCGACGCCGTTTTCCGCAGCGACGTATAGCGCCAGGCCCGCGCAATCAAGCGCCACGCCTGGCGTGCGCCCCTGATGCCGGAATGGAGTGCCGACGGCGCGCCGGGCTGCGGCGATGATGTCATCTGTCGTCATCGCTTGTTTCCCACCTGGGCATAGATTGACGATGTTGGAACGTCGTGGAATCCACCAAAATTTGCTTCGTTGGCCCACTTGTCGCGGCAGTCCTCCAGCCGCTTACGGCAGCCGGGCGCCATGCTGTAGGCGTCGCCAACGACGACCGGATAGTAAAACGGCTCGAACACGGTAATTGTTCCGTCTGCGGCGTAGTCCTGAATTTCGCGCGGCTTGAGGCCGACGTTTGCGCCCGATGTAAACCAGATTTTTCCGAGGCCATACCAGTCCGCTGGCTCACCCCGTGCAGAATCGCGCACTACGAATTGACTGGTGACGCTCGAAATGCTTCCCGTCGCAAGCGAGTACGTCTGCTTGCACCCGGCATATTCCGTGCCGCCGAATATCTTCGGGCAGGTCACCAGAACAGAGCCGCCTGCCGACTGATTGAGCGCGTCGATCAGGCTCATTTCCTCAATCGTGAACTTCCAGTCTTCCAGCCGCGTCTTGCCAAGAATTGACGAGGTGATCGGCTCGTAATCCTCGACGGGCGCCAGGAAATTCGTGCGGAACAGGTAGCACCGAGCGCCATCAAGAGTCCCGTCCATCACTGTCGAAAACGTGATCCCGAGTGCCGACAGAATCCCGGACAGATCGAATGACGACGGACTGAAGCTGGCAGTGGCTTCAAAGCTGGTGAAGTCGTGACCGATGACTGCCGAATAGACGGACGAATTCGACATCACGAGGTCGACGGGATACTGCGTCAGGCGAAATGTCGTGCCGTTGACGCAGGATATCCGCAGGCACAGAACCGACGTTTCCGGAGGCGCAACGGTTGTTTTCATGGGTTCAAAAGTTCGATCAGTTCGACGCCGTCGACCGGGCGGAATCCGGGGTAGTCCTGACCGACTGGCAGCGTTGAATTGAAGCGGACCGGGTAATCGAATTCATAGCCAGCCGTAACTGACTCACCGACTTGCGGGCGGGTGTGCACAACGCCCCCGGAGGTGTAGGTGCTGAATGCTGACGAGTCGATAGCCACGGTGATATGGGTCGCGTCAGTACCGGTAATCAGCGCGCGTAATCCGTTGATCTGGGTCATGCCAGACACGCCGCTGATCTGCACTGACATTCCGGTGACAAATGAATGCGCGCCGATGGTCAGGACGGCAGATGCGCTCTGGCCAATGCTTGTGACTGTCCCGGCGATATCGGCGGCGAAGGTAACGCGTCCCGTGGTTGTGTCTACCGACCAGTCAGCAGAGCGAATCGCCGTGGACCCGATGCCAACCAGCACAGTTCCGGCGACTGGCTTACGAATTTGCCTAACGGTGTATCCGGACGCCCCCGCGGCCTTATCGGTGCCGTAGGTCTTGGCCAATTGATAGACGCCTGCCGATATCGGAAGCATCGCCTGATCTAGTGCAGTTGGCGTGCCCTTGGCTCCGTTGCTGCTCCACTCGTCAAAACAACGGGCGCGGAATCCGGCAAACTTTCCATGGGCACGGTAGTAGATCCCGAGCAGTGCCGACCAGGTAGTCGCCGAGTCGAGCATGTAGCTGATATCGAATTTCCGCACCGGGTACGGGTGGCGCAATGATCTGTATTGCTGGCCGCCGGCGGATGTCACGATATCGACGGCGAAATCATCCGCCCAGCTTGAGCCGTAGCGAATCAGATCGTTGATGCGCTCTTCGAGGAAATCGGCGGCCATTACGAATACCTCTGAGAGCCGGCCATCAAGCCAAGCACAGAACGCGCACCTGTTGCGGCAGCCCGCCTGACTTCGGCCTTGTCTGCGTCCGCGCCGACGGTAATGTGTTGGGTAATATTCATGCCGCTGTTCCCGCCCTGCATTGCTACCGGAATGCGGCGTCCATCGGGGAGCGGGACATACGCTTCTGGCGTGCGGCCCTCGCCGAACATCGCGAGCTGTGGCCGGTTGGCAACGCCACCGCCTGCGTAGGTGTTCAGCGGCAAACGCCCGGCGCTGGTCATGATGCCGCCATTGGCGAACAGCCCGGTATCGAAAATAGAAGAAAAGTCGAGTGCGGAAGACGCCGAGGACGTTGACGATGCCCCGAAAATTTTCCCAAGCCAGCCGCCCAGATTTCCAGTTTTGTCCATATCGCCAAACAGCAGCTTTCCAAGCTGCGCCGCCGCCGCTTGGGCGATCATCTTCTGCACCATCTCGCCGAATGACTGAGCAATCGACTTCATGCCCTTCTGCGTCGGGTCGATGAAAAAGTTGGCCATCGCATCCTGCATATTCTGGGCGGCCTTCTTGGCGAATTCGCCCATGGCGTCGCCTTCCTTGCTCATCGTGTCGAGCAATTCCTGATGCTGCTGCTCGCTGATTTCCTTGTTCGCCAGCGCCCTGTCATACGCTGCCCGCTTGGCCTCGTCGCGGGCGGCCTGGGCGCTTTTCGTCATTGACAGATCGCGGGCTAGGTCACGGGACTCGATGGCTGATGAGAGCTTGTTGCGGATGGCTAATTCTTCCTCAAGCACCGCAATCTGATCAGCAGTCGCACCGCGCGAACTGGCTAGGGCGATGGCTTCCTCTAGGCGCGAGGCTGTCATTGCAGCAATAGCGGCCTCAGTCAATCCTGCTGTGTCGGCTTCGGTTTTCAACGCCTGAATGCGATCATTGATGGCAACGGTTTGCTGGCGCGTGGCCTCAACCTGCTTCTCGACGCCGGCGTCGAATTCTTTCTGTTGTGCACGGGCGCGGTAGACCTCCCAGTAGGCATCAGCAACGCTCTTTTGCGCGCCGGTCATATTGATCGCGCCGCTCGCCACGTCGGCCTGGTATTTCGCGTACTCCTTCTCTGCCTGCGTCAGCTTTCCAACCGAGTCGATAGCGGCCTGCTCAACGGTTATTTTCTCGTTGAGCATCTGGATAATCCTTGTGTAGTCGTCTATCTTGGTGCTTCCTGATCCTTTTGCGTTACGCGGGTCTGGGGCAGCGGTGAACCCGGACGCGCTTTTCGTTCCGCCCTCACTGCCGTAAAAACTTGCTTCCAGCGATTTCAACGCCTTATTTTGGATGTCTTTCGGGAAGCTGGCGTATGCCTTTTTGACGGCTTCCACCTGTGCCCAATGCTCGCGCAGTGCGTCTGTCTGGACTTGCAGCTTTTGCGAAAACATCGGCTTGTTCGCCAGCGCGTCCATGTCCTCGCGATATGATTTTGCCACACCATTGAATTGGCTTAAACTGCCGTTTGCCAAGGCTCCAATCTGCGCAGCGGCGGCTCCAAAGGTTATTCCCACGCCTTTGATGACACGGGCGACGCCATCAAATGCGTCGATAACGAATCCGGCCACCTGCGTCGCCTGTATTCCCCATTCTCGGATAGAACCATCTGCGGCAAGGTCTTTTCCTGCCTGGATCATGCCATTAGTTTCGTTCTTGGCGCCGATAAGCGCACGAACGAATGTATCGAAAGCAGGGGCCAGCTCAAGCGCTACCGTCTTGTAAAGCGCCTCCTTGGTTGCCGTCAGGCGCCGCAGGTCTTCCTCGTAATTCTTTGCAGCGATCGCCTGCGCTTCGGTTGTCTTGACAACCAAGTCACCAGACTGCGCCAAGTCCTTCATGAAGGCCAGCATCTCGGCGCCGCTCTTTCCGAACAGAGCCATTGCGATTGCAACTTTTCCCGTTCCGTCCTCAAGTTCGTCCATCTTGTCAGCAACAAGCTTGAGGTTTTCAGCGCTATCTTTGCCACGCAAATTATTCAGCGTCAGCCCGAGAAATTCCAGCGCCTTTCCAGTTCCCTTGGCGTCATCGTCGGAAGCGTGCAAGCCTTTCGACAACTTGTTCATGGCGGCTGTAACAAGCCCCATGTCTGTGGCTGTTACCTTGGCGACAGCGCCAAGCCCAGATAGATTCTCGACGCTGGCCCCGGTCTTGTCGCTCAGTTCCTTGAGCTGCGACGCCGACGCAATGATCGAGTCGAATTTATCTTTGAGCGTCGACAGGGCGAGGCCGGAACCAATTCCGGCAAGGGCAAGGCCAACGCCTTTGAATGCGCTCGTGAGCGATGCGCCGGTACTGCTGGCGAGCGTCGCCACACGCCGCATCTCGGATTCAAACTGGCTGGCGTTGGCGGTGATCTTGACGCTTGTGGTGTTATCGGCCATTGTCAGCTCTCCTGTTCCGCCTGAAAGTCGCGAATCGCTACCAGGCGGTGAATCATTAGATCAATATCATAGACGCCAAAAACGTCGCACGCCGTCTCCAGCCCTGCCCAATCAAGGCCGCCGAGAGTGTTCCATACACGGATTGCCAGGCCGGTGCCGGTGTCCGGGGTAGCTGGCCTGAGCTGCGGCGGTAGCTGCTGCTGCTCAAGCCAGCTCCTCAGTTTTTTTGCGCGTCCGCCCGCGCCGCCAGATGGGATTCGTAAGATTTCATGAACCCATCCAGCAACGGCGGCAGCAGGTCGATTCGGTCTGATAGCCAGTCGGCACAGGCCACGGCATCGAACGGCAGCGGGTGCGGGTCTCCGCCTGGAATGAGGTCGATTTCCTTGACGCCTTCCCATCCGACGATATAGGCCAGCACGGTTCGCGCCGTGCTTTTACCTGACTCGACCAACTCCAGCCACTCGACATCCGTAGGACGGCGCAGCGTGAAGGTGAACCCGCCCGTCTCGACCTGGAATTCCCGCGCGCGGCGCAGTTTGTCGACCAGAGCCATCAGGACGCAAAGTAGGTTGGGCTGCCGCTCATCGTGATGACTGCCTTGGTCGTCACCAGTTGCTGCGCCGATCCACCCGGAAGCAGGTTGGCGCCAACGTAGCCAGTGAACACCATGATCTGGCCGCCGGTGCCGAACGTGAATTTGAAGGCGCGCTTCGCTTGGGCGTCGTAGGCTGCTTTCATGGCGATCAGGCCGGCATCAGACACGTCCCAGATGTTATCCATATCGAACGTCGCCGCATCCGGCAGGCCGGGAATCTGCGACTTTTGATTCATATGAATTGTCGTCGTGTCGATCATTGCAAAGTTACCGCCCGAACTCGTCAGCGTGGTTGCCGACGTGACCGATGTGCCAAATGTGATCTTCTGCGCGGTGCCGCTGGAGAAGGTGTCGTAGTTGGTGGTGTCTTCGCCTTCGAGGGTGAACACCGAACCCGACGCTGAACTGACGCGGAAAACGCGGTCGTTGACCTGCCACATGCCTTGTACTGCCAGCACGACGAAATCGCCGTTGGACAGGCCGTGCGGCGATGACGTGGTGACGACGCCACCGACGGCTTTTGTCAGGCTGTTGATTGTGAGAGATGCGCCGAGCGCAGACTGCATTGCGACGGCGACTTGTGACCATTTGCGGGCGGATGCCATTGTATTGCTCCTTTCGTGATTGCTACAAAATAGTGCCAGGCACGCTTGATGCAGTGCGATAGGTCACGCGGTAAACTAATTCGATACGGCCGGCTGGCTTTTCCAACATTTCGTCAAAACCAACGTTGATAGCAACGAGTTCGGCCCAGTATTCGGCTGACATTGCTACCTCAACCTCTGCGGCGATTGTGTCCAGCGTGTCGTCGAGGTTGGCGGTAGCCTTGGCCAAACCAATTACGCTCACCGATAGCACGCGCTCGTAAATGTCGCCGATGGTGCCAGGGTTGATCTCTTCGTCGTTCGTGGTGACCAACAGGAGCGGAAGCGTTTCCTGCGGGACCATGCGCGACTGGAATACCCGCGTTCCGCAGGTTGTCAGGCCGGTGACGCGGGCGGCAAGTGCTTCGCGGATTTGCTGGCGGGCATGTGACATCAGACAGTATCCAAAGTCAGCAGTACATCGCCGGCCTCGCTATCGGCCTGCGCACGGGTAACGGTGTAGCTGGTACTGCCGACCAGTACCGGGTCTCCGTTGACAACTCCCGCCGCGTCTTGCGCTGTCAGGCGCAGCATCGGCGACACGCCGGCCACCAAATCAAATGCAAGCGCTGGAGACTGTACAAATACCCCTGTCACAACGCGCAGAGCTTGGCCGGTCGGCGTAATGCTGACCGGCCGCCCAAGGCGGCCGATGATATTCCCGGTGTGAGCGGCAAAGTCGACCATTCGCTACAGTGGATCAGGTAGCAACCGGCAGATACTGGCCAATCTTCATCAGCACGGTTGACGACGGGTTGCTTGCAGCCGACACCGCGACGCCAACAACCTGTTGGGCCGCGGTCGTCTTGTTGACAACCTTGTTCGTCGAATCCCAGAACAGCCGGTCCCCGACGGAGATGGCCAGCGCAGAGGTTTTGCCGATTTCGACAACGCCCTCAACGACGAATTCTCCGGGAGTGCTGATGGCCACGTCTTGCGTGGCGACGCCGAATAGGCCGGCACCGAACAGATAGCCGATGCCGGATGCGACGGCAGCGCCCGGGGTAAGGGTAAGGACTTCACCTTCTTGCTTGTACGTCTTCATTGTTTCTTTCCTTTCGGGTTATCCGGGCGCTTATGGGCGCCCAGAGATCAGTCTTAGTTACCCTTGACCAGGCCACGGAAGTCGATAGCCTTGGCGCCGAAGTCGAGGCGGGCCTTGAATTCAACGCCGTCGATTTCCCAGCCGTCCTTGGTTTCGAGGTAGACGCCTTGGTTGCCCTCGAGGTAGGCATACTCGATGGTGTCGATCTGTGCAGGATCGGCGGCCATATACCATGCCGTGGTGCTGGCAGTGTCGAGACGCGGCTCGGCAAGCACTTGAAGGGCACCGGCAAATGGGTTGATCGAGGACGAGGCGGAAGCGGCGTAAGCCTGGCTGGTGAATTGCTGGGCGATGGTTTCCAGAGCAGCCGGCACCAGCAGATAGCGCGGGGTGACGTTGATTTTGCGGCCGTCAAGGCCAGTCTGAACCCGCATCGCGGCGCGGCAAACACCAAGCTGTGCGACGGAGATGGCGGCGCCGGTTGGCAGATTACCGTGGCTGGCGTGGAATAGGGCGATGCTGTCGGCCAGTGCGGCGTTGGCGGTGATGATGCCCCAAACGGTGTCCGATTCCAGATCCGCAGCGGCGCGGCCGAACATTTCCGGCAAACGGGTGAATGCCGAGAGATCGTCATTGATCAGCGTCTGGCGAGTCAGTGCAACGATCTTGCCGTATGACGCGATGGCGTAGGTTTCGCGAGCTTCCGAGACGGAGCCATACTTGTATTCGCCATGCTCGTTGACCTTCTCAAGAGTCGGAGAATCGCCGAGAGCGGTGCGGGCGATGGTCTTGAAGTCAGGCGCAGTCACCATCCTGGTGAACGGCTTGAACGTCTGCGGGGCCGCTTCATACGCCTGGCGCAACGTCTTGTTGGCGACGTTGGCGAGGATGTACGGAAAATCGCCAGTCGTCAGCATGGCTCGGGTAGCGATCTGATCCCGGCTCATTCCGCGAATATCGACGCCGCGTTGAGTGAGCAGTTCGCGGCCGATTTCGATCAGCGACAGGCCAGAGAAGCGCTTTCCGTTGTCCGACAGCTTGTGTTGTGCGGGGTTGTAGCGATGAAGGAGAGCCTCTTCAACGCCGGCCCGACGGGTTTCAACCTCGTCGACAAGCGTTTCGATGTGGCCCATTGGCGGCTTGATCGTGTCATTGCTGCGCTCGGCAGCCTTGGCGATTGCCAGGCGGCGCGCTTCGTCGGCTGACGTGTCCTTGGCAATCAGCTCATCTGCGAATGATTGATCCAGGCGCAGTCCGCGGACTGCCTCATTGATTTCAGTGACGCGGGCGCGTTCAGCGGCGATTGCTTCCCGACGGATAACGTCGAGGTTGGGTTGGTCCTGCTCTTTGTTGTCCATAGTGGACTCCTTTCTTTGGGTGTCGCCGGAGTCCGGCAGTTGTACAACTTCAAAATTCTGGCTTCTGCCGATTCCAATCGTGGCGTCGGCCGGCAGGTCGACAAGGGAAATTTCCATCGGTGTCCATGAAGTTACCCGGTACTCGTCCGGCGCGTCCGAGTGTGATCTGAGCAAGGTGCGCTCGTTGATCTGATAGCCAACCGAGACATTGCGCACGATGCCATCGGCGATGTCCTGCAGAAGCCCGGCGATTTCCGGACGGCGCGAGAGGCGGATTTCTGCGCGCCCAACGCCGTCCTCGATCCATGCCTTGTCGACGACGCCGATTGACGCCATTGGCGAAGTGGATGCGGTAGCGCCGCGATCATGATTTGCCAGCACCGGAGCACCGGAGTTCAGGCGGGATAGATCGACCTCGGACGATTTATGCCCGAGAATCTCCACCCAGGGTTCGTCAAACCAGGAGGATCTTGTGTACGGAGTTTCGGACGAGAACGAAAGCGCCAAGACGGTGTTTCCGTCTGCCCCTTCGCGCACGGTTGGGGCGTCCGATGTGCGATAAAGCATTCCCTCGATACGGGATTTGTCCATGCTGACACCTGGTTGCCAATAATGGCGCCATCATCACCGAGGCGGCAATTGCAAATACACGGAAAATTGCAGTTTTTTACAGCAGCACAGACAACAAAAACGCCTCATCGTCTTCGACTGGCCGGATTTGTGGAGGCTTTGCTGTTGAGAATCCGGTCCCGCTCCGATATTTGAGGGGAGGCATGATGACGGACGTCGACGGCCATAGCCCGATGCGCGCCAGCAGATCGGCACCGTAGCCGATTCCGAGCGTGGCGATGGCACGTGGATCAAGCACGCTGCACCGTTACCGTTCCGGCAGACTCGCTGACAGTCTGACTGACGGCCCCCGCGTTGATAGCCGTATCGCTGGCAGTCATCGGGTTCGCAGGATCAAGCCCGAGCCGCTGCCAGACATCGAGGAGCATGACACCAGCGGCGGGGCCGGAGTCGGTGGAGCCGGTGCGGGTGCTGGTAATCGTGCCAGATCCTGACAGGGTGATCGTCGGGCCGAATGTCAGAGTGGTCGTACCTTGCACCAGTGGATTGGCGATATCCAAGCCAAGGCGACGCCAGATATCTGCCAACATGTCGACCTCGGCTTGCGTAATCGTCGTGTCGGCTTGCACATAAGCACTGAGCGACGCACTTGCGATTGCCACCCGCTGAACAGCAGAATCCAGGCTGGCCGAAACCGAGAAGGCAACGGACACGGCAGCACTGGCCGAGGCGCTGGCGGTGCGTTGCGCTGTGATTGCCGAGTCGATTGAAGCGCTGGCAGTGCGGGCCGCACGGATTGCAGAATCAATGGACGCGGTAGCGGCATTCGCTTGGCGGACAGCAGCCGACAGGCTGGCTGTAATCGATAACGCGCCCGGTGCGGTGATACTCGCGGATAGACTAGCTGTTGCGGTTGCTGAAACTTGTACCGCGCCGGATATACTGGCTGTTGCAGTTTGTCCAGCACGGACTGCTGCCGACAGCGATGCTGTTGCGGCTGCTGCAAGCCGAACGGCTGCCGACAGGCTGGCTGTTGCGCTTTGTCCTGCCCTGACTGCTGCGGACAGGGATGCGGTAGCGCTTCGCGGTGCCTGAATCGCCGCATTGACAGACGCGGTTGCCGTGATTCCCGCTTTGATAACCGCCGAGACAGATGCGGTTGCTGTGTTCCGCTGGGCAATCGCTGCGGATAGCGAGGCCGTCGAGGTGTTCGACACCCGGATCGCGGCGGCAACGCTGGCATTAGCCGAGCGCGGTGCCTGGATCGCGGCGGCAATGTTTGCTGTCGCCGTCTTTGGAGTTGAGCCGGCTGCCGCAACCGGGAAATATCCCGGAAGGGGCTTGAATATCCGCCACGGAACATTGTGCAAATCCTGCAATTCCGCGAGAGTTTTCTTGACATTCCACGCTCTGGCAAAGACGACGGCCCCGTTCAGCGCACTATTGCCGGAGGCCATGCCGATCTGCAATTCATCAGTCGTGTTGTTCGTGCCGATGTTTGCTGCGCCTGTCGAAACCACCGACAGCGATGTGGTCTTGTCGACGCCGTTGATCAGCAGCAGCTTGCTGGATGTGCTCCACCACGAACAGATGATGCGATACCAACCCGCCGTCGGAAATGCACCCGATAGATCGAATCTCGTTCTGTTCGTTGCGTTATCATCCGCAGGAATCCAGATCAGGGACCCCGAAGA